CACCCCCACCGGCGGTACGTACACGCTCACCTTCGACGGGCAGACCACGTCCGGGATCGCGTTCAACGCCACGGCTTCCGCGGTTCAGTCCGCACTCGAGGCCCTGTCGAACGTCGAGACCGGCGACGTCACCTGCACCGGCGGCCCGCACCCGGGAACCCCCATCGTCGTCACGTTCGCCGGCCAGTACCTGGGCGACGACGTCCCGCAGATGACTGCCTCCTCCGCGTCCCTGACCGGCGGCACCACCCCCGCGGTCAACGTCACCACGACCACACCCGGCGGCTGACGCCTGCTGTTCCCCCTGCTCCCGGCTGGGCCCGACACGTGTTCGGGAAGGGGCACCCGTCGGTGCCCAGCCGGGCCCCCTTCCCCTTGATGGAGGACCACCCGCATGACCGCCAGGAAGACCACACCCCCGCAGCCCGTCACCGCTGTGACCGCCGACGCCCACTGGGCGAAGAAGCTCGAACGCCTCCGCAACCGGACCCGGCCCACCGCGCACATCACCATCTGCGACAACGACACCGTCAAGCAGACGCTGAACCAAGCACGCAGGGCGCACCAGCTCGCCGATCTCCAGGCGAAAGCCGACCCGAAGGACACCGAAGCACAGGAGCTCCTCAAGACGACGGCAGAAGAGCTGTCCCAGGCGCAGGCGGCGTTCGACGACGAGGCGATTGTCCTGCACTTCCACGCTCTCGAGCGCGACGACCTCCAAGCCCTCATCAACGAACACCCCCCGACCGAAGCGCAGGCCGACGGCGGCTACGACTTCAACAAGGACACCCTCACCCCGCTCCTCATCGCAGCGTCGTCCGAGGAAGGCCTCACCGCCGAAGACGCCGAACTTTTCCTGAAGTCCTGGGGCCAGGGCGAGGCAGACCTCCTCAGCAACACCGTCTACGGAATCCAGCGCGACGTGCGCATGGACGTGGGAAAAGGCTGATCGCCGATGAGCGGCTGCGCGCAGAACTCGAGCTGTGCCACCACCACGGCATTCCGCACTCTCAGTTCCGTGGGGTCGGTACCGGCACCTGGACACCCCTGGACCGGGCCAAAGCCCTCGCCTACCAGGAGTACCTGCGGGCCGTCTGCCCCCACTGCGGGACCCGCGAGGAGGAATGGGACCCCGACCTCGGCGGCGACCCGTACGCCTACTCCGCATCATCCCGCCGCTGCTTCGGATGCGAAGAGATCCAGCAGGAGCAGCAGCGGATCCCCGACGGCAGCGCCGGGGGCGGAATGAAAGTCCTCCTGCTCCCCGCATCCGTCGTCGCAGCACTCGAAGTCCAGAAGTCCCTGTCCTGACCAAGCAGCAACCGTGATCGAGAGGAGGGCCGGCCGGTGGCACAGTGGAACCTGAGCGTCGAACTGCGCGGGCAGGGCAACGACCTGGCGAAGAAGCTCCGCAAGGCTGCCGCCGACGCCCGCACCCTGGCGGCCGCCGCCGGTGACGCCCAGACCGAGGTCCGCCAGCTCGGCACCACCTCGGCGACCACCGGCAAATCCGTCAAGAAGCTCGGCACCGCCGCCGAGACCTCCACCGCACGCCTCCTTGCCATGGGAGCCGAAGCGAAGTCGGCCGCGAAGGACTTGCGGAAACTCGAGCGTGCTCTGGCGAGCACCGACGCACAGATCCGTGCCATGGCCGACCACGTCCGGATCACTGCCGAACTCGACGATCAGACCGAAGCTGGCGTCGCCACCATCCGCGCCGCCCTCGCGGACCTTCAGGCTCTCAGCCCCATTGATCTCAACGCGACCATCGACGATCACACGGAGGCCGGTGCAGCCACTGTGCGGGCAGCAGTCGCCGACCTACGCTCTCTCAGCCCCATCAGCCTGAACGCAACACTCGACGACCAGACCGCCCCCGGGGCCGCAGCCATCCGTACTGCGATCAGCGGCCTGCAGACCCTCGGCCCCGTCCAGATCGCCGCCACCCTCGACGACCAGACCACCACAGGCATTGCCGGCGTCACCACCAGCCTGACCAGCCTCCAAGCACTCAGCCCGCTCAGCCTGCGCGCCACCCTCGACGACGACACCGGCTCAGGAGTCGCCGCCGTCACCACAGCCCTGGCCGAACTGCGCGCCCTGAGCCCCGTCGGCATCACCGCCCGCTTCGACGGCGACACCACGCAGATCGCCGCCGCGGCCACCGCGATGGGAGAGCTGCGGGACCACGCCGACAACGCGAACACCGCCCTGACCGCCCTCACCACCCAGGCAGCTGCGGTGGCGGCAGCCCTCAACCAGATCCAGCAGGAAGCACAGGACGCCTCCCGGGCCCTTCGGACCCTGCGGGGGCGAGCCGCAGCAGCAGCCGCGGCACTGGACGAACTGGGCGATCGGGCTCGCCACGCCGCCCGCGGCCTGAACACTCTCTCCGGGCGTGCCGACAGTGCTGGCACCCGCTTGAACACGCTGGGCGAACACACCCGCACCCTGCGCGGCAACCTTGACGACCTCGATGGCTCCCTCACTCGCGTCACCGGGCGCATGGGTGGCCTCCGCGGGTCCCTGGGTTCCGTCGGATCCTCCGCGAACGACGCGTCACGCGGTACGGGCAACCTGATTCAGGCGGCCATTGCCCTCGGTACCGCCCTCATTCCGATCGCCGCCGCCACCGTCCCGATTGCGGCCGGGCTCGGCGCCGCAGGCGTAGCAGTCGGAGCGTTCGGCCTGGCCATCGGCGGGCAGATCATGGCCCTGACTGAAGCAGCAGAGGCTGAGGACAAGTACAACAAGGCGGTACGGGAGCACGGGGCCGCCTCAGAGCAGGCAGCGAAAGCGGAGACGGAGTACCTGCGGCAACTGGCCGAGATGCCCCCGGCATCCCGCGAATCCGCCGCCGCACTTGCCGCCCTCAAGGACGAGTACGCAAACTGGTCCGATGCGTTGGCCGACGACACCATGCCCGTCGTCACCAAGAGTCTCCAACTTTTCTCCGCAGCCCTCCCCAAGTTCACCCCCCTCGTCCAAGGGGCCTCCGGAGAGCTCGACCACTTCCTGAACGTCGCCGCCGGCGGGATGCGCACCCCAGGCTTCGACCGGTTCATGGCCACGTTCACCCGGTTCGCCACCGAGTCCCTCGCCCGTGGCACGCACGCTCTCGTCCGCTTCACCGAAGCCATGGACACCGGGGAGATCGGCGCCGACCTCCGCGAATTCCTCGACTACGCCCGCGCGAACGGGCCGCTTGTAGGGGAAACCCTTGGGAACCTGGCCTCCGCCGTTACACACCTGCTCGTCGCCATGTCCGACATGGGTGTCAGCGTCCTCGGCGTCGTCAACGCCTTCGCCCAGCTTGTCACCGCCATACCCACCGGGCTCCTGTCGACGATGCTGCAGCTCTACGCCGGGTTCAAGCTCATCACCATGGGTGCGGCAGCCCTCGGCGCGGTCACCGGGTCCGCTGCCGTGGCCCGCCTCGGCGCGTACTTCGCCATCATGCGGGCCGCCGGCGTGTCCACCACTCTGCGCGCCACCGCAGCATCCATGTCCGCGATGACGAAGGCCAGCATCGGCCTCGGCGTCCTTGCCGTCGCAGCCGTTGGCGTCGGCAAGCTCGCCGAGAAAGCCCGCGGTGCGCCCCCGGACGTCGACCGGCTCACCACCTCCCTCAAGAACCTCGCCGAGACCGGCAAGCTCACCGGCGAGCTCAAGGACACCTTCGGGGACCTCCACGGCCTCGTGACAAAGATCGGCGAGGTCGGTAAGGCATCGAAGGAGTCCGAGGAGTACGTCAAGTCCTTCGGCGACGGGTCCGTCGGCCCACTCGAGGACCTCCGCAAGGGCGCCTACAACCTCTGGTCCGACTTCACCAAGGGCGAGAAGTCTTTCAAGGCCCTCAAGGACGACTTCTCCAGCATGGACGACGCCCTGTCCGGCATGGTGTCCAGTGGCTACGGAGACCATGCCGCCACCGACTTCGCAATGATCGAAACGGCGGCCAGGAACGCCGGACACTCCACCAAGGAAGTCGCCGAGCTCTTCCCCGAGTACAAGGCGGCCGTCGCAGCAGCAGCAGCCGAGCAGCAGCTCGCCGCATCCGGGATGGGCCTCTTCGGGCAGCAGGCCATCGCAACGAAGGAGAAGCTCGACGACCAGAGGGCCTCCGCGGACGGGCTCAGGCAGAGCATCGTCGCCCTGAACGAGACGAACCGGTCGGCGCTCGGCGGAATGATCGGGTTCGAGGCCAGCATTGACGCGGCCACGAAGGCGGCTAAGGAGAACGC